TAGGTAATTGTGCCACCAACATAGGATTCAATCATGATGTCTTATGTGGCGAGTGCTATTGCCAGCCTTACCTTATTGATGATTCATTCACTACTCAATTATCACTTCATTATGGAAGTCAAGAGCTAATAAGGATAGATGTCTATTCAGCTGATGGTGCTACTTTATTAGGAAGCACAACTACATTCAATTCAACTACTTCATTCAATGAGTATGGAGTTCAATCAACTACTCAATTTCTGTTTAGTGATATTCGAGATGTAACTGATGAGGATTGTTTTAGACTTAAATTTGTTTATGATTTTGAAGCTTACATGAGTGAGCCTTACTGCCTTATTCAATGCAATGAAAGTTCTATCTTGATATGTTCAGACTATGATAATATTGATTGTAATAACCGAGTATGGAGCTATTCAACAGACTACTACACTACTCCTGGCACTATCGTTCCAATGTCTAACTGCATCCGTTTAAAGGCAGTTGTAGAGTATATGGAAGTGGCTATTGAGAATACTTACTTAGAAGTAGATACGACTATCTCCAGCATAACTAAGCATACCAAGTCAAGGATGATTGAGAATAAAGAATTAAATGTATGGAAGATTCCACAATGGCAAGTTCAAAACTTAAAAGCTATCTTAGGTGGTAAGAATTTAAGAATAACTATTGGTAGCGATACTCAATACTATCAAGTTAAAGGTGGATTTACTAAGGGCAATGATAAGAGTTCAATGTGGTTTCCTACCATCAAGCTTGAGAAGGTATGTCAGATATTTAACAAGAGCTGTTAGAGTAGTAAGATTCGTTTTATTAAATCGTTTGTTTGATTGATTTTCTTTTGCCAATGATCCTGCTGTTTAGGGATGTTGGTATTTAAGAAAGCTTCAGCATATTCCTTTCTATCAAGGATTAGATTGTCAATATTGATTCTATCATCTCCATTTAAGCCATCACAATAATTGGTATATGTGGCTCTTTGTTTCATTTTGTCTCTTAGTGTCATTTCGTTTATTTTAGTTGTTAATTTCATTTGTTTGCTTTTTCGATTTGTTCGTTTGATATCTCTATCTTTCTTATAATGGATGACCATATACTAAACAGCTCTAAGGTAGTGATTGAATAGGTCAATGTGTCAAGTGGAATGCCTGAATGCTCAGAGACAGTCAGTAGATTCATGTTGGTATCTTCGGCTACTTTTGCAAAATATTCTCTAGCAGATAAGACAATCTGTTCATCTTGTTCAACGATTCCTGCAAATACTCTATAACCTGCAAATCGGAGTTTTCGCTGTAGGACTTCAAGTTTCGGTAGGCCATGGGCAAAAAAAAAGCCATACAATCAGCATCGTTAAGCATTGATTCAATTTTCTTCTGCTCATATTCTTCATTCCACGAGTTTGGTGGCTCATTATTGATGAGAAACATTGCACTTGCCAATCTTAGTAGGGTAGTTTTCTCACAAAACATCTGCTCTGCAATCTGTATTTCGGTTGCCAGGACTATGATTCCATTCATATCTCCATCAGTAGCACATTGAAGTATTGCTTTATTGATTTTATTAAGCCTATCAGGAGTCATTTTAAGCTCTGCATACCTTGAATAAGTCTGTATATGGTTAATTCTGATAAATGGATAGTCGGCTAAGTCGGTAGGCTCATACCAATTATTGCCAAATGCATCGGTATAGACAAGATTAAGATGGACTTCTTTGTTTCCTATCTTACTTATTCGTTTCTTTTTAGTGAATAGCTTTTTTAATGGATTCTTCATATTGTTTTTTCTTGATTCAAAAATACTAAATTTAGTTAGTAAAAAATAATTAAATAAAAATTTGCAAGTTAATTTATTTTAATTAACTTTCTTTTCATGGGGTTATACATCAATAGAGGTACAGGCAAAATTTCAGAAATCAAGGATTCAATCTTTGATAAATTAGCAGGTCAAGGTCTTATGATTAGCTATGAGGTTTATGTTGATATTCCTAAGCACATTGAAGCAGTTGAAAAGGCTGTTGAGCAAGCAATAGAAGAAAACACTACCACAGAAGAAGTGGGTTTAGATATAGAAAAAACAAACGAAACTTTTACTAAATCTAAAAAAAATAAATCATGATTTGTGATGCATTATGTACGGCTACGTTGCCAACAGCTTATGGCGACTGTAAGAAAGCGAAAAGAAAAGCAGGTATTAAATATATCGGAGTGATGGACTGTCATACATCCATTGACCTTACTGATATAGTTGATGTTGCAGCAGCAGTTACTGCTGGCACTATTGTAGGACTTCCATTGGGTATCGGCTCTAAGCCATTGCCAAGTTCAGACAAGAAGAAGTATGAAAGTTGCCAAGTAGATTTCCCTATTGGAACATACACTCATACTTTAGCATTCAAGACTTACTACATTGATTCAGTTACGGCGACTGACTATGCTTTCTTTAATGATATTATCAAGAATAGTCCTTTATACAGATTCTTTTGGGTAGATTGTAATGGTCAAATATTCTACAATCCTGATTACACAACAGGTTCTACAACTGTTCATAGTGGCATTGATGCTATCGTTGATGGTGGTTTGATGGTTGGAGAAGATGGCACAAAAGATAACCAAGTATATGAATTGACATTGAGCTTTATCAATGACAATCCTGTTATCGTTGGTCATGTTGTTGCTGGTATTGAAGCTGCTTTAGGAATTTAATAAACCAACTTATAGGTGGAATTAGAAATCGTACAGAAATATTTAGATAAAGAAATAGACCCAAAGTTACGAGAGCTTTGGGTTTCTTTTTATGAGGAGATGATTGTCCATACAAGAGGAGTCATGCCTGAGAAGTTATTAAAGATAGCGAGACCTAACGAGCCAAAAGAGATATTGGATTATAGGATTAGCATCTTTCAAAAGATAACACAAGATCCAATTTTAAAGGCATTAAATTCTACTTATCATTTAGTCAAGCAATCGGATTATAAGATTATTGCTGGCGATATCACTAAGGAGTATATAGCTACTCATAGATTTGATTCTGTTGTATCAATCAATAAGCAGACAATTACTGACCTTATCTTTAAGACCTTTCTACAATTAGGAGTTGAAGATGCCAATGGTTTAATAATTGCTTTGCCGATTAACACTTATGATTCTAATTTGCCACCTTTAGAAGCTTATGGTCAGCCTACTACTGAGAGGGTTGATGTTGCTATCCAATATCTAAATAGTGATGAGATTGAATACATTGATGACAAGATACTAATCTATGAGAGTGGAGAAGCTAAGGTTGGCGATATTGAGGGCGATATTTACACTATTATAACGGATACTGATATATGGATTAATACTCCAGTGAGATTGGATAAGGATAATAAATTAGTCTATGAATTATCGTTGTGGTATAATCATAATTTAGGGTTTGTTCCTTATCGTGTATTGGGTGGATTGGAGACTATTAGAACGATTAAGAAGGGCAGAAAAACAAAGAGCTACAAGTTATTCGATACTTACTTTACTGCTTATAATTCATGGGCAAATAAAGCCATCACTACTTCATCTGACTTTGATGCAGTAAGGATGAGATTCTCATTTCCTATTGAGGAGAGACTATCTACTGAGTGTGTTGCTTGTCGTGGTAAAGGTCAAGTCATGTTAGGGGATTGCATGGATAATAAATGTAATCATGAAAGAGGGATGTGTAACGTAGGTCCTTGTTCAGCTTGTCATGGCAGAGGGATTGTTCCTGACTTGTCTCCTTATTCTGTTATAGTAAGACCAGCACCAAGCAATTTAGATGGGCAGACAGCCAATGATACTCCGAGTGTAAGATTTTATGCACCACCATTTGAAGCAGTAGGAATAAATAAAGATATATGGTTTGAGATGATGGATAAGATGGAGCAGTCTATCTCAGTTTATCAGTCGAACAATACTCAAAGTGGAGTAGCAAAAGAGTATGACCTTGAGCAAAAAAGAGATTTTATTGCAGTCATTGGAGACAATTTAATGAATCTATTGGAGTTTTCTTTACAATGTATAGCTGGTTATTTACAAGATCCTGAGCCTGTAAAAGTAGTCAAGCCTACTAAGTACGAGATAAGAAGCAAGGATGATGTATTAAGCGAGATTATCAAGGTAGGAACAATCAGTAAGGACTTAGTAAAGTCTTTAAGTGATGAGTATGTAGATAAGGAATATGATGATGTAGAGAAAAGAGCAATGAAGATGCTAATCAATAACGATATCTACTATGGCTATTCACTTGATGAGATAAGCAAGTTAAAGGCTATGCAGTTATTGTCTAATGATGCTTTTGACTTCCATATGCAAGGCTACAAAATACTTACATCGTTGTTAGAGATAGATTCTAATTGGAATAAAACTGACCAAGAATTAATAAACGATGCCAATACTCAAATTATACGAACAATCCCAACAGGAATCTGAGCAAGCTATCAATGATTTTTTAAAGGGTTTAGAGATTAGCTCTGAAAAAACTTTTAAAGAATTGTTTAAGCTTATACTCAAAGATTTATCTTCCAAGAAAGGTAGATTAGTTATTGATGATGACTTGATAAACCAGGTTAGGCAGTATGTCATTGATGCAAGGGATAAGAGTACCTATGAAGCTAATGTATTAAAATTTGTTGATAGTGCCAAAGATGTTGGAAGGACTGACATCGGTATCAATAAGGAGTTAGGCAACAAGGTATCTCAGAGGGTGGCTGATAGACTCTTAAACAACAATGGTATATTTACTGATGGACTTACTGCAGGTGGCTATGAGGTTAATGTAGTCAATCGTGTTCAGACTTTACTCTATGAAGCCATGTACAATAATCTATCAGTAGTTGAATTGCAGGGCAACTTAGAAAAGTATTTTATGGGCCAATCTACTAACGATACAGGGGACTTAGTTAAGTGGGCCAAGCAGACAGCACAAGATGCACTTTACCAATATACAGGCGAATTGAATGCAGGAATAAGCACAGAGCTTAAATTGAATGCATTATTTTATACTCCTTCGATTTTAATTGAAGGCTCACGACCTATCTGTAAGCATTTCATTGATGACTTCACAGGAGCAATCCCTTATGATGAGGTTTTAAAGTCGCTAAAGAAAGCAGAGAAAGATCCAACAGGATTCGGTGCTGGCATGATTGAGGGGACAAACACTATTGCCGAGTTCTTAAAAAATAGGGGTGGTTATAACTGCATCCATAAAGCTTACCCTACTTTAGTTTAATTTGCAACTTGACAAAATTTAATTAACTTTCTTTTCATCATTCATATTTAAAAACAAAAACAAATGACAGGAATTTACAAACAATTACAGACATTAGGCTATAAGGTTAAAGGCGATGAGCTTGTATTTATGCAGAGAAGCACAGGTATCATCTCTATCAAAGAAAATTCAGAGAAGTGGAGAGTAGCACTTACAAGGATGTGTGGCAATGATAATGTAAACATCAATGCCAATGAAGATGGTGGAGTTACTAAGACTGATTGGATCATGGTTACTACTGAGATATTGGATTTAGTAATAGCAGAAAAAGGATTGAATGTTTCAGCTCCTGCAGTTGAAGCTCCAATCGAAACAGAAAAAAAGAAAAAATAATCATTAATTTAAAAAGAAAAAACAAATGGAAGTATTATCAAAATTAGGCTTTACAGCTGAGGAAATCACAAAGTTATCAAGTGGAACAGAAGATGAGCAGACAGCGATTATTGAAAGAGTGAAAGGCTCAATCATTGATGGGGTCAAGAATGATCCTAAGCTATTTGATGAGTATAAGAATAAAGGATATCAAGAAGCTACATTGGTTACTCAAAAGAAGATAGCTAAAGCATTAGGGGTGTCTGTAGATAAAGAAGATACTATTGATAGTGTGCTTGCTAAGGGCAAAGAGTTATTACAAGCAAATGGTCAAGAAACTGCTATTGCTTTGCAGAACGAGTTAATTGCTATTAAAGAAAAGTACACAGATTTAGAGACGGTAAGAATGCCTGGCGAATTGGCAAAGGTAAGAGATGAGGTTAATCAGGTTTATATTGATATGACTTTGAATAGTTCAGCGAGTAAGTTGGATAAGTCTTTACTTACTTTAGAAGATAGAGTATTGATTGGCAAGCAGAAGTTAGCATCAATGGGATTGGTAGCTGAGTATGATGCAGTAGAGAGAAAGACATTAATCAAGCAGAAGGCAAATGGACTACAGCCACAGATTGGCGATAAGACTTTTAAGTTTGATGAGGTTGATGCTATCATGGGGACTGTCTTAGATAGTTACAATCAAAAATCTAATTCAGCAAGTCCAGGAGCAAGTGCAGCAGCAGTTGGTGGAGCAGTAGCAACTACAACAATGGTAGGAAGCAGAAATCTTACTCCACAACAGCAGGCAAAGATTGATATGTTAAACAGTTTAGGAGCTAAGTAATGGGATGTAATTGTTCAGGAGGAGGTGGAGGTGTTCCAAGAATATCGGAGGTATCAAAAAAGATACCACCAAAAATAACTATTGTAGATATAAGAGCAAGTGGGACAACTAAGCCAACAAGTTAAGGATAGTCTTAACGGACTAATCAAAGTGATAAATGAGAGTGAGGGCGAGCTTCAAGTCCTCATCTCAACTTCTATGATTGGTATCATGAGTAAGCGAATGTTTAATAACCAGGAGGGCAGTAAGAATGCAGCGAGTGAATCATTAGGAGTTTATTCAGAAGCTTACAAGACAGCCAAGACAAAGAAGTACGGAGCATCATTAGCAAGCAAGGTTAATCTATATGCAAGTGGCACATTGTATGGCTCGGTTAAACAAGTAAAGAGTGCGAATAATACTTATGTAGCAGTTACTGATGTGAAATATCCCACCGGTCAAAGCACAGTAGAAGTAGCTAACTACTTAAATAATCAATATGGAGAAATCTTTGCACCAACAGAAGCCGAAGTTAAAGAGATTGAAATCATCGGAGATAAATTTGTTAAAAGAAAAACAGACGAATATTATAACCAATAAATTAATTGAGATATGTTTAGCCAAGTTATTGATGCAATGTACTTTTATGATAATCCATCCATGCAAAAGATAGATAATTTAGGAGTATATTATGAAACCAACAAGCAGTTCTTTTCAGAAAAGAATAATGAGCAGATTGGGTATGATGATAATAGAGGTCTTTATATGTTTGCTGTTAAGGGCAAGATTGATATAACACAGCTAAATGAATTTCAGTCTTGTGGCTCATTGAGAGCTACTCAGCGATATACTTTAAAGTTTATAACTGATTGCAACTGGACCTTTTGGCTGATGAAGAAATTTCAATCATTGATATTTACTGATACTCCTAATATTGATGACATCATTTTATTAATGGACACAATAACTGAGACAAGATTAAGAGACAATCTATTCCTTACTGAATTTGATATTATATTATCAGGAAGTGTAAATGATTGTGAATATTCACAAGAGCAATGCTGTTGCACATAGTCAAGTTGTAAACTTACTTTATAGATTAATTTGTAAGGCTGTGAGCTTATAATTGCAGTTAATTAACCAAACTTAATTACAAGCCAATTAGCCACGATTATACAAGGTATCAATAAAAGATACTCCATAGGATAGAAGATGCTTGTAATAGCAAACAAAAGGATAGTAATCCATACATTTGTACATATCATGCACCATCCTAAAGGTTTGATAAACTTCTTGAAGCTCTTTATACTGCCATCCTCATTTAGTTCTACCTTACCAATCTTCTTCAGCCATTCATAATAAAAGCCGAATATCATATCAGGCTCGGTCCATGAGTTAAACACTACAGACAAGCAATAAGAGAAGCCAATTATTAATAAGTATATCATTATGGAGGAGTTGGTAATGAGTCAGGTAATACATGAAATGTAGATGGAGAAGTAGTAAACTGATAGCATAAGTCATAAGTAGCATTAGGCATGATTACTTTTGCTTTATAATTAGCATTCTCATTCAATGGAATATCAAATACTAAAGGTTGAAACCAATAAAAGTATTTTTGATAGATTTGAATGTGGTCATTAAAAGAAATTTGTAAGATATAATCTCCATCAGCAGGAGCAGTTCCTAATGTAATAGGATCACAAGCATTGATACATCCTAATTGCTGGAAAGCAGAACAACATACAGCCATAATATTTAAGGTTTAGCGTAAGTAAAATTGATTGATGAACAAGTAATGCAACAGCAGTTCTCACGAGATACGATATTCTTTATCTTTTCGATTCCTGATTTAAGATATTGCATTGATTTATTATAGTTGAATAGACTCTCATTCTTGGCATTATCCTTTGTCATCGTTGTATAAAGGTTGAATCTATCTGTTAGCTCCACTTCCTTAAAGAATAAATGGGCAGCCATATATCTGATAGCCATTGCAAGCTCCTTCTTATATTGGCACCAGAACAAAGTCTCATCACATCGTTGCTGGATAAGTCCATCAAAGAAAGAATCTAAAGTTCTGATATTCGTTCCTACTATTGAGATAGTCAAATCGGCATTAAAGGATAGATTAGCTTCAAATGTATAATTGGTGTTGGCTACCAAGTCAAGATTATAATTAGTGCCATTGATAGTAAGCACAGCAGTTTGAGTGTCGGTGCTTAAAAAGGTCATGGTATCAATATAGAATGATGTGTACTTTCTGCACTCATCTCTAATTTGAATATATAAGTTAGGAGGATTAGTTGTGTAAGCTCCATTGTTTGATGAGCTGTAATCTTGGACCACAGTATTAAACTGAAAGTATTTAGATAGATGCTCAGTAGCTAATAAGACTATCTCAGATGATGCATTCATAACACATCCTTCCAATAATTCAAATCCACTAATGGTCTCGCCATCTACACTTCGAGCTGCATTATTTATGTTGATGCCTGGCAATCCAAGCTTACCATTAATCCACAATCCACTTGTGCTTACTGAATTTGAGCAAGCTTCTACTCCGACTATATTTTGAAAACAATCCATGATATATTTTTATGAAAAGAAATATAGTAAAAATTAATTAAAAAAATAGTTTATAAAAAATTTGCTTTATCAAAAAGATATACTAACTTTCTTTTCGTTAAGTATCTTATTAAGATAACTTAATTTCGATGTTTGCCATACATCTCTAAAAATGGTTTCCAGGAGTGTACTCACAATCATTTATTTTTCAAATTAAATTATAAAAAAACATGGGTGTTACAGCTACATCAGGTTTAACGTGTTGCAAAAACCTTACTATCTTATTAGAAGGGCAACAAAACCTTCCCTCTCAATGGGTAAACAAAAACGGAGTATTATTGGCATTGAAATCTGAGCCTAACATGGCTGGTTATACAGATTGGTTAGCAGCTATCACTAAGACTTTAGAAGATAAAGCAGCTATCAACTCTACTTTTCCTAAAATTGACTTACAATATCTAAAGCCTGATTGTGGCGATGGTGTAACTGCTACAGACATCTGTACTGCTGCAACTGTTGGAGCTGATCCTTATGGTTATGCTTCAGTAAAAATCACTGGCGATGTATGGAAGAAAATCACTTTATCTCGTGTTGAGTATGATACACTTTGTTATTCTCAAGAGACTGACAAGTTGATTAAAGTAACTCAATTATTCGATACAGTATTAAGAGCAGTAAATGCTGACATCACTTTGAAGCTTGAAGCTTTGATGGGTAACTATGCTGATGGTGTAACTTCTTCATTGACTGCTCCAAGAACAATCAACTTGATTGGTACTAACGGACAAATCAATCCTGCAGGTATTCCAATCATCGAAAATGAATTTAACAAGTTAGGTGTTACTAACGGATTCACAATGGTAGGTGGCTCTTTCGTTAATATGTATCAAAACTTGAGTGGATTGGCAGTTGCTAACTCATCTTTAGGAATTGATGCTACTAAGGTAAGAAATCAACCAATGTACTTTGATAGTGGAATGGATGCTTTGTTAACTGCTACAGGATGTAAAGCATTGACTTGGGCTAATGGTACTGTTCAACTTATGGAGTCTTATAGATACAATGGCGATAGAGCTTTGTACACTGATTATGATGTTAAAGAGGTAAGAGAGTACAATGGTGTTATGTTTGACTTCACTATGCATTATGACGCTTGTACTGATAAGCATACTATTACTGCTCGTAAATCTTACGACTTATTCTACGTTCCGACTGCAGCATTCAGTTGTTTGCCTTCAGGTGCTAACTTAAAATTACAATGGAAATTAGCTTGTGGCGATATGGATTGCTCACAACTTAATATCTGCTAAAAATTTCGTTTGTTTTTTCTTTTTAAAGGGGTGGGTACTTGCCCATCCCTTTTTTTTTAACTTTTAATTATTAAAATTATGGCTTGTTGCGAGAAAATATATTCAATAGCATTTGCAAATTGCAGACTATTACTAATAAATACTGCTGGTTATACATTTATGACCTTTGATTTAACGGAGCTTATGCTTGATGCTGGCAATATGCCTGAATCATTTGTCATGAGAGACTTGGTAAGCTCATTTACTATCTCAACAACTACGGTAGATGCTAACTTAGTACCTACGACTTATGCGACATTTGACTTGTTATTGGCAGCTATTCAGAATCAGATTGATGCTTGCTATTGTCCATGTGCAAGAGGATAGATAAATGATAAGTTGTAATATACAAACCATAAGTTATACTGACTGCATCTTGACTATTCAAGATTCAGGTGGCATCACTATAAATGAATTTATGTTGGCTAATTTAAAGATGTTCCAAAATGATACGATGGGGACTCTTTACTTGAATGATGGCTCAACAGAAATCACAATCAATCTTGCTCAGCTTCCATCTATCAATGGGGGAGCTTTTGCTACTCTATTGGATTTGTTTACATATATAGAAACTCAAAGAAACCTATGCCAATGTGGATGTGGTGGTGGTGGTGGCTCAGGCACAGTTACAAGTGTAGACCTTACTATGCCATCAGCATTTAGTGTTAGTGGCAATCCTATCACAACTGCTGGAACATTAGCAGTTACAGGAGCAGGCTTAGTAAGTCAATATATTAGAGGAGATGGCTCGCTTGCTAACTTCCCTTCAGGTGGTGGTGGTGGTGCAAGTCAGCCTTACTATCTTAATGGTGGTACTAATCAAGGTGTGTTCGTTGGCAATACTTATTACGAGATGAGCAAGACTCCTGTAATTGGTGTCGGTGCTGACTTCACTATTGCAGCTGATGGAATTATAGCACGATTCTTAACTGATGCTGGCGATCCTGGTTTATTAAATATTCCTGCTGGTAATTGGAATTTTGAGATGTGGTTTAGTGCATCATCAAGTGGTGGCTCTCCTACTTTTTCTGTAACTTTATATAAGTATGATGGTACTTCGTTCACTTCGATAGCTACTTCATCAGGCACTCCTGAGGGAATAACTAATGGCACTTCAATTGACCTTTATTTTACCGCTTTAGCTGTTCCTGCTACAATCTTAACTGCTACTGATAGACTTGCTATAAGCGTTAATATCGTTCATTCAGGTAGAACTATCACTTTACATACTCAAAACAGCCATTTATGTGAGATTATCACTTCATTCTCAACAGGCATAAGTGCTTTAAATGGATTGACTGATAGTGTACAATCATTTGCTGTAGGAACAACAGGAGCTGACTTTAATATTGCTTCATCATTGGCAGTTCATAACTTTAACTTACCTACTGCATCTGCTACTAATAGAGGAGCTTTATCTTCTGCAAATTGGAGTACATTTAATGGCAAGTTGGATAGTGCATTGGCAACAGGCAAAATCTTCTTAGGTGTGGCTGGTGTTGCTACTGCTTCATCTAATCCAAGAGCAATCTTAAATTCAATGTTGATATCTGACTTTGTTGCTGCTTCGACTACTTCATACTATCAGCCAGCATCTGCTCAAGCAGATAACACTACTGAAAATAACAGAAGATACTTTGTGAATAATGATTGTGTGGCTGCAAGGTTATTAGTACAGACTGCCAATACTCAAAGTAGTAGTGGCTCATGCGTTGTTTCAATCAATAAGAATGGGGTGGCTACAGGCATAAGTGTAACAATAGCTGCAGGCTCTGTTGCAGGAGTATTTACTGACTATGTCAATTCGATTGCTGTTTCTGCTGGAGATTATCTCACTATTAAAGTGGTCAATAATGCTACAGGCAATAGTACATTTTTTACTCAAATATCATTTAATTTATTCTAATGACATATAAATATTATTCAGACAAAGATGGTATATATCACATGGAAGTAATAGTGGATAGTGGCTCTATTATAATATGTTTAGATCCATTAGATGCAGAACATAAACAAGTCATAGATGCTATTGGAGACTCGGAGACAAAGGCATTGAAGTATGCCATCTATCTTTCAAGTGGAGGATGCGACTTCTTTTATTTACAACAAATTTTAGATACAATAAACTCATAGATACTAATGTCAAAGGAACAATTAACCAACATGGCTTGGGACATAATCACTCAGATATTCGCTAAGGCTAACTTGCTATTTATCACTATTGGTGGCTCATTTATTGTCTTATTAAATGCTTACCACATCAAGAAACAGCCATTTTGGGATGCAGTTTTCGAGAGTGCAATAGGGTTTATCTTAGGTTATTCGATTGGGTGGATAGTATTGAAGTTCACTAACAATCCAAGCATGATGCTATCAGCTGCTTTAATCAGTTGCCTTGCTTCTAAATCGTTGGTATCTTATGTCATGACTAAAACAAGCACACACATTGATACATTAGCAAAATCAATCGTTAAAAAAATTAAACCATGAAGCTAACAAGAGCTAAGAGACTTAGTTTAGCTAAGTTACTATTCAAAGTCGGTGGTATAATTATCACTATTCAACTACTTTTATCATCATCTCAGTTTAGTGCATTGGATAATAATACAATGGCAATAATAATGGGGTGCATCTCAATTATAGCAGGATTAAACACAGCTCTTTATCAATATTTGCATGATAGTATTCCAAGCAAGATAGCCATTAGTGGCTTGCTAATGGCATTTATCTCAACTTGTGGAGGGTTAAATGAATTGGTAAAGATTATGCCTATTGATGGGCAGTTAGGAGTGAATATAACCTTTGTAATCTCTATTGTGTCCTTTGTGTTGCAACTTGTAAGTAAGACTTACTATGTGCCTAAAAAGTAGGTAATTTAATATAAGAGAATATGTGAGCTATCACATCAATAGTCCAGCCATTGCCAAGCATCTTGTATCTTTGTGAATCACTAACGTGGTTTGTGTAATTATCTGCAACTGTTTGCAATCGTTCGCATTCAATGGGTGTTAATCTTCTAATTCTTGAATTTATTAATGTTTTTGGGTGCTTTCTTACTTCTGTTAGTCCTACTATCTCAACAGCATTAGTGTTGCCAGTATCTAAGCAGTAAGTCTTACCATCGTTTCTGCTCAATGGTCCTGTTCCACCTTTACCTGTTGTAGATGAACGTGGCATTGTGTTGTGGACTATTAAATCCATATCTGAGTGATTCCCTCCTGAGTGACCACCTGCTGTGAAGCAAGATGCTTTATCTTGATTAGACTTTATATTTCCTTTTTTATCAATTTTAATTAAATCATCTACACCACTTCCACCTATTTTTATGCAATTAGATTTTTCATTAGCATTTGGTATTCTTGGAGTAAATGGATGATTGTTTTTAATTCTATCAAAAATAAAAGATTTCTCACTTAAAAAATACTTTTCAGCAACTTCACTTTCTAAAATATCCTTTAACAATATACCTTTATCTTTTGGTTGCTTAATAATACTTTCCATATCTCCAAACAATCCTTTTGATTCCATTCCAATATTTGTCCAGTATATTCTTTTCCTATTTTGTGCTGATACAAGTGATGAATTGATATGGATGCCATTCACTCCAATAGCCTTGCTCAATACCTTCTCCCACTTTTCTCCCATCTCTACATTCTCCAATAAAAAGTAAGTAGGTTTGCATTCATTAAGCAATCTCATAAATTCCCAAAACAAATAAGACTGACCTTCAAATTCAAATCCTTGCTCTTTTAATTCCAAGTAATGCTCCAAAGTCAATATTTCTGTTTCACATTTAGTAGCCATTCCTTTTCTCTTACCAGCAAAGCTAAATGATTGACAAGGACTGCCACCAATCAATAAATCAATCTTAGGTAAAGAATATCCATCTACATTTACTACACTACCTAACTGAATTGTGTTAGGATAATTAGCCATTGTAACTTGTATAGCATACTTATCTATCTCGGATGCAAAGTATTTATCTACTTTAAATCCAGCACGTTCTAAAGCTTGTTGCCCACATGACATTCCATCAAATAAACTTAATACTTTCATTCTGCTCCTTCGCTTTCTGTTGGTGCAGAGAAATTAGCAGTATTATAGGCTATCAATCCTCTTAATTCGCTTTCATGGAGAGTCTTTTCATTCAATATCATTGATAATCTGTAATCACTTATCTTGTGAGTCCTTTTTAAGTCCTGTTGCTTCCTAAATTCAACAACTTTATTGATTATGGCTTCAACTGTTGGATTACTGGGCAATATTGGATCTAACATCCTCTTAGTATTTTTAACTTTTAACATTTTATTTAAGTTTTGATGCAAATTTATGAATTTATTTTGAATAATGAAATTTATTTTGAATAAAAATTGATTATCTTTGTAAAAAATCATCATGAAAAGCATTAAATCGTTCATTCAAGCATATAAATTCAATCATAGCTTTAGATTATTTGTAAATTTACTTTTGGTAGTAATAATTATCTATATTTTAGCTATAATAACGACCACAAAGGCTCACAATAGCGAATTAAACGACTTAAAAAGGGCAAACAAGCAAACTATCAAGGAGTCTCAAAGAGTCATCATAGAGAAGCAGAAAGAGATTGACAAATTAAAGAAGGATGTAATCTTGCATACCATTATAGCCGACTCATCCATCGCTAAAGCAAATAGAATATCTAAAAAAATCATTTTAAACCAAATAGAATATGAAAAAATTAATAACAATGTTAATGCTTATGATGATAGCGACATCATTAAGTTTTGGGCAAGTCATCAAAAGAGATAGCCTTTATTGTCGGACCATTGAACAGGAGAAGGATGTCATCAAGACTTATCAGCAGAAAGATGTACTTGATACACTATTTTTTGACTGCCAGCGAGAGAATACTCAGCTAAGGATTGCCATAAGCAGTAAAGATGTAGTCATTAATGATTTGCATCGAATAATTGATGCTAACGAAATGATTGTGGCTCAAAAAGATACTCAGATAGTAGCAATCAAAAGTGATTTAGCTATTGAAAAGCATAAGAGAAAGACTCTGCAAGTAAGGAATGTCATCAGCAGTTCTTTGTGTGGTATTTCCTTAATAGGCAACATCGTGCTAATAACAAGATTTGCTCCTTACTGGTAATATAAGACAGGTATTCACAATGGATGTGAGAAAGTCTGCAAAACTTTTGTAAAGCGTTCGATTCGCTTACTTGTCTCAAAAATAAAACACTATCTTTGATTTATGGATAAGCTCAAGATAGAGATAAGCACCGAATTTATGCAAGTGCCTAATAGTGGCAGATTGCTATCAGAAAGCATCAATCTTTACTTTGACTATGACAAGATTATTCTAAACTTTGAATCCAAACCACCTTACAGCTTCGCTAAACAGTTCTTTTACTCTTTATGGACCAATCATTCAATCGAGATAATAAAGAACAAGATAGCCATTTATGATAGGTCGGTGCAGGGAGTGATTGAGATGGTGGGAATCGAATATAATAAACAAAAGAATGTTAGGTCCAAAAGATTTTAAAGTGAAGGATAAAAAGTGCAAGGAATGTCTAATCCTATTCACTCCAGCAAGACCGTTGCAATCGGTCTGCTCTCCTAAATGTGCCATTGCTCATAACAAAGTCTTGGAAGCAAAGAAAGAGAAAAAGGAATGGAGCAAAGAAAAGGCTGTTTTAAAGGATAAGCTAAAAAAGTTAGGGGATTGGAAAAAGGATTTACAAGTTGAGATAAACACAATAGTAAGATTAATTGATAAAGGTCATCCATGCATATCTTCTAACTCATTAAATGGTAAGATGAATGCAGGTCATTACGTAGGAGTCAAAGCTCACGATAGCATAAGATATAATCTTCACAATATACATATCCAATCTGAATACTCAAATAGCTACTTATCAGGCGATACATTGCGTTATCAAGATGGATTAAGGAAAGTATATGGCAATGACTATTTTGAACGTGTAGAGAGCCTTAGAGCTACTCCATTGATAAAGCTATCAATAAATGATATTATTGAAAAAATAGCTACTTGCAGAACAATAGTAAGGGAGCTTAAAAAAGTTGATTTGACATATCCTGCCAAGATAAGAATTGAGCTAAGAGAAAGCTTGAATAAAAGAATAGGAATTTATTAATATAAAACAAAAAAACTATGTTAAAAGAAAAAGCATTGCAATTAGCAATAACTCAAATAGGACAAGAAGAACATCCAAAAAACTCTAATTGGGGTAAACCTGTTCAAGATTATTTAGCATCAGTAGGCATAACATTTCCTGCTTCGTGGTGTGCTGCATTTGTTTATTGGTGTTTTCAAAAGACTTGTATAGATTTAAAAATACCTAATCCATTGGTAAAGACTGGTGGTGTGTTGGCTCATTGGAATAAAGCTAATGTAAAAAATAGGGTTACATCTCCTGCACCTGGCGATATATTTATAATGGATTTTGGCAAAGGATTAGGTCATACAGGAATAGTTGAATCAGTAACATCTACTCATATCAACACTATTGAAGGTAATAGTAATGATGAAGGATCAAGAGAGGGTTATGAAGTTTGTAAAAGAAGCAGACCTAAAACATCTATAAAAGGGTATTTAAGGTATGTATAAATTAAGCTTGTCTGCTTACCATTATACTATGTCTTTTCTTTTGTAAATTTTCCTTTTGCTTACGATACTCAATAGAAACAATCTTTTTTCTTAACTGATTGCCTATCTTATCGTTTATCAAATCATCTAACTTTACTGAGTGGAAATTGGCTATTTTAATGAGATTGTCAAGTGGCACATTTGCTCTTTCAGTTTCATAGAATCCATATATACCTACTCCAATGCTCACTTTTTCAGCAAAGTCTTTTATCGTTAATTCTTTGGATAGCCTAAGCAGTTTAATATTTTTAGCTATGTTTTTATTGTAACTCATTATTTAATATCAACTCCAATTTTAGAGAAGATGGCATCTTTCAGCTTCACATAAAAGCTATGTAAAAAAGGATTCCATTCAGGTTGCTGGATGCATGATTCAACTTTCCTAATCGAATGAATGATGGTTGAGTGATCCTTGTTATCAAAGATATTCCCTATCTCTTTTAAAGATAAGAAACCATCCTGCTTGTTGCCTGATTCGGTAACTCGTAGGTCATTGAATATTCGATGTAAATAGTACATAAGCACTTGTCTTGGTTGGCAAATCACAGCCTTTCTGCCTACATTTGTAAGTTGCTTCCTTGTAAGGTTGAATGTATCACAGGCGATGTTTATCACATCATCAGCCTTTAAATGTGTGAGGTCAAGCACTCCATTTTCAAAGCAATATTTTGAGTATTCGAGCTTCTTATTTAGTAGTGTAATCTCCAGGTGCTTGATATCTGCCAGCATTCCATTTGCTAATTCAATCTTATTAGGTGCTAATTCATTCATCTTAATCTTGTTTATATTTTTGATTGTAATATTCGGTGCTTACTTTGTCTGCAAACTCCTTGCTGATATGTTCTTCTTCGATTAAATAAGCTCGTGTGTGTGCATTAATTAACTGATCACGTTCAATCTCTTTGGCTTTGTCCTTTGACCAAGCTACATCAATGATGAAGTCATCAACACTAATCAATCCTTTTTCAAGGTTGGATTCAAGAGCTTCTAAAGTATTTATTAGCCAATTTACTGCTGTGTATTTTTGTTCCATGTTAGTCTTTTTTAAAGGTTATTAAGCAAATTTAGTAAAATCAATGCTTTCATACTTAGTTAGCAAATCAATAACTGCTTCTGTTGAAATTGGCATAATGTGATATGTATCACTATTACTTTTCTTAATGTATAATTTTGGATTATCAAGTTCTCCACTAACTACACAAACCATCTGTTTTTTATTAATTCGTTTCTCTAAAGCAAATCCATAATAGCCAGTCTGCTTAAACTCTACTGAATCGTTCATGTCAGTTCTCTTAAATCCTAAATCAATGTATTTTTGGTATGTCATGTTAGTCTTTTTTAAATGTTTCTTGATAATATTGTTCTTTGCTTAAAGGATTATTGAAATAAGCATTATTGTAGCCTTGTTGATAAGCATCTTCAATCTGCTCCTTCTCCATCTTTTCAGCTTGTTTTAACAAGACAAACCAATTAAATTTATCTCTTGGCTGATCCCATAATTTATCGAATAGCCATTCTGTTACTGTTTGTTTTTCCATTTTTAGTTTATTTTATGATTTGCAATTTGCGAATTGAGAATTGTTAGTCTAATTTATGGCACTAAATTAAGTTTAGTGCCGATTTATAGTTTATTTATTTACTGCCCATAAAGTCGCTGGAGTGCAATGAGCTTTTACATTTGATACGTTCTTAAATCCTTTCCGGTAAATCAATCCACATTTAACTGCCTTGACTATTATTCCTCCCCAAGCTCTCGCACTTGGTGGCTCAGATAACTGATTCTTGGATGCTTCTCTGACATCTTCAGTCATAAACTCATCATTGTATCTGATGTAATTTAATAAGCAGTTGTAGGCTTGTTCACTCCATAAAGGCTTGACTTGATCGGCATGATTGATTGCTTGTTGAATGCCTTTATCTCTTAAATTTTGGGATGTAAATATATCTAATTGCATGATGTTTTTTTAGATTAAAGTTAATTGATTCTTTGCAGTTACAGCAGATTGAGCATTTTGCTTTGCTATTGAGTAGTAGCTTTCTTTTAATTCAAATCCTATACCTTTTCTGCCCATTTTAACAGCTTGATAAACTTCACTACCAATCCCCATAAACGGAGTTAATACAGTATCTCCTTTATTGCTATAAAGATGTATTAATCTTTCAATAGTATCTAATTGCAAAGGACATATATGCTTTTCATCATTGCTTTCACGACCATTCCTAAATCCATTTAAAGTATTGCCATAGTCAATATCCATCCATACAGGAGATGCGTACTTTTGCCAAAGGTCCACTGGTATATCTAAACTTGTTACAGGATTAGTTCTATCTCCATCCTTTCTAAATATCATTACATAATCAGGAATACCAACTCTTGACATTGTGCTATCTTTTTTTACTTGCTTATGTAACAATCCAAGTGCTTTAGTTCTTTGCATTTCAATTACAGGATCTTTCCAAATAGTTACACGAGATGCATAAATAAATCCTGCTTCTTCAAATGCCTTTAAAAGCAATCCACTAAAATCTCTCAATCCTATAAATCCATGCTTGCCTTTTTGAATTGGAATATCCATACAATGCACAGCTACGTTTCTGCCTGACATCATAACTCTATAAAGCTCTTTAATAAGATATCCAAATTGCTCTAAAAATTCATTATAATCTTTTGAATTGCCCATATCTTCAACATGACTTGAGTATGTGTAAAGCTCAGCAAATGGTGGACTAAATACACTTAATCCAACTGTCTCACTTGGTACATTTTTAATTAGCTCAACACAATCCCCTCTTTTAATATCAAACCATTCATTGTTTTCGCTTTCAATATCAAAGTCTGCTTGTGTCATTGTATTATTGTTTAAGTTAGCATTTACGCTTATAGCCATTTCATCTTGCATAATTTCAAATTGTTTTTGTTTATTGTTAATTGATTGTTTTACGTTGCTCATTGTATCTGTAGTTATTAAATAAATATTTACTTCATGTTTTTGACCAAATCTATATGACCTCCTCATTGCCTGATATAATCCTTCAAAACTAAAATCTAAAGAAGCAAATATTTGATTGTGGCAATTTTGATAATTCATTCCAAAAGATGCTATTTTAGTCTTTGTAATTAAAATCCTAAATTCATTATTTGCAAATCCTAATAGTTTTTCTTTTTTCCATTTATCAGTATCTGATCCCTTTACTTCAACAGCATGAGGTAATAATTTTTTAAGCATATCTCCTTCCTCATTTTGTTTAATCCATACTATAAAATTATCATTAGGCTTTGATTCAATTATCTTAACTACTTCATTCAATCTTTCTTTTTTAGTCATTCTTAACTCAGTATTGAAGTTAGTTGCTGATATTGCAACATCATTAAATAATTGACCATTATCTCTATTCTCAGTTATAATTTGCTTTTCAATTATATTAAGTTGTGGCAATGCATATCCTTGCATTTCAAATCCTATATCCTGAGGTTTATTAAGCATGATTGCCCAGCTACCAATAAACTGATAAAATAATTTTATTGCATGACCTTTTAATCTCCATTTAGCTGTCTCTCCACCATCATGAACGAAGTACATTGCAAGCATCTCATTACGGCTCATTACATCTAAAAACTCTGAATGATTGCCCAACTCCATAGGATCATTAGGAGATGGTGTTGCTGTACAAGCTAATTTATAAGGAGTATTGGCAAAAGTATCTAATATCAATTTTTTAGTAGCTCCTTCAAAGTTTTTAAGAATGCTACTTTCATCTAAAACTACTCCTGAATAAGATAAGCAGTCAATATTAGCAATTTGCTCATAATTATCTGCATCAAAGCAATCAATATCAATATTAAATTTAACTGCTTCTTGTCTTGTTTGTTCAACAACAGCTAAAGGAGCTAATATCAATACTTTTTTATTTGTTTTCTTTGATACTTCATTTGCCCATGATAATTGCATTAAAGTTTTACCTAATCCACAATCAGCGAAAATAGCATACTTACCAGCTTTTAATGCTCTTTTAACGATAAATTTTTGAAATGGAAATAAGTTATTATTTAACTCATTTTCTTCAATATCGAATCCTGAATAAATATGATTCTTTTGTTTTGACTTTAAAAAGTCAGAGTATTCTTTTTTCATTTTAGTTTGTTTTTTTAGTTTGATAATGGGTGCAAGATATAATCTTATTTTTGATATTCAAAATTTATTTTGAATTATTTTAGTGCAATTCTAATTCGACCTGTTCGCCAGGTGCAGGAATATTGAAACCAAACCACTCGCCACAGAACACATTTAACCTATCTATCAGCTCGCAAAACTCACTCTTTGATAGTGTTGTAGTTGATTGTGGCACTCGCTTGATTTCGCCTGTCTTTTCGTTAATAATTTCTTTGAAGTTAAACTCACTCTTTATAAATTCATGAGCTGATTCCAAAGTAAAGCTATTGCCTAAATCCTCGAATCCTTGTCTCATTAGTGGCACTACTGCCGACCAATAGTAAGCATTCTGCTCCAAGCTCCTGATGGCTTTCTTCTTCTCAAAAGTAACGGTAAACTCAGCACAATTTAATGACTGGCAAAACTTAGTAGCTTCCTTTGAATTTCGGAGCTTCAGCATTCCATCTTCAATATAGGCAGTTGATTTATACTTCATTTGATTGCATCATTTAAGCAGTCCACAGCAAATTCAATCTTCTTTAGTAATGCCTTAATAAACTCCTCATCAAGTGGAATCTCAATGATGGCTATCTTGTTAAACTCATCTTTGAATCGTGGATCAAAGGAAACAAATCTTGCTTGTTTGAGGGATGTACACCACATTCCATACTGAATCTGTGGATAATAATCCTTGTATTGCTTTTTGAATGCATCAAGCTTTCCTTCTTTCATTCGTGATATAGTCAAGTTTTTTAGATGCACAGTTGAATTGTAAGGACATTTAAATTCAACATACCAATCGCCATGTAAGGCATCAGGACTTGCTCCAGCATTCAATGGAAAGTTAGGGCAAGGAAAGAATTTAGGATTCTCAATTCCAAAATATTCGATATCGGAATCTTGAATATCAAACATTGACTTGTACTTTTCATTGGCAATATACTCATGCTCAATGCCCCATGACATTGCTGATGTAGTGAAATTTAAAGGTCGTTCTTGAGTAAGTACTTCAACTATCTTCTCATCAATGTAAGTTAGGGCAGTCTCGCCAAACTCCTGGTCCTTTGCCTTGCCACCGACAAGCAACTTCCAAATGGAAGATGCTGTAAATTTGCCGAATCGTTCAGGTGCTGTGTTAGATTGCATTTTTCAAGGCTTTTTCTACTTCGGTAGTAAGTGAGTAATGTTGTTTAATCGTTGCCAGTGTAATAGCTCCTTCAAGCAATTTAGCATAGCAGTTGTTGTAGTCCTTTGTCTCAAACATTAAAGGCTTCTTACCAGTTTCTTTTGGTGCTTCCTTAGTCTGCTCTCCACTTGCATCTGTGTCTTTATCAGTTACCAATCCTAAAATTGATGATAAAGCATATCTACGAATGTAAGTGATGGCTGATCCAAGTACCTGAAAGTCGTTCATTCCTTTAAGTTGGACTCCTTGAGGGATGTCTGTATTGCTTTCAATTTGTTCAGCTGACTCAATGTGAAACACAATAGTCTTTACTTGCATTCCATTTATCAGTTGGGTAAATCCCAATCCATGCTTTTTTAGCAATGGATTGATGGTTGAGAATACAGCAGGAAGGTCAGCATATTTGTAACCGTATGCTTGAGTGTCTTTAAGAATAACAGGTACTTCATTTTGAAAGTTGGCTAATGCCTTAAATAAATTCTTCATTTTTATTGTTTTTTAGTTTGTTAATTAATCCCAGTTACTTTGTCTATCATCTTCAAAAGCAGCAATGCCACGTTCTTCTTCTTTGTCGGCAGCAGACATCTCCTGTTCTTCTTCTTCCTCCTCCTCATCTTCATCTTCTTCAATATCAATCGTCAAGGTATTCAACTTTTCAATCTGAGTAGCTAAGAAGTCAGAAAGATTTAGCAATGCTTGTTCTTCAGATGTAATCTTAGGTGCTTGGAATAGATCAAGTATCTCATCTTCGATACCCTTTACTTTCTGTTTTTGCATCTGTAAGTTGTACAGGTCAAGTGAATGATTAGTCATCTCTGCTGTTCTTTCGTAGGAGCAAAGTGTCTTGATGTTTAGCTCGTGAATGGCTAATAAGCTTCTTAATTTTGTCATTTTTTATTGTTTTTTAGTGATTAATGATATGCAAATATAAATAGGATATTTCAATATTCAAAATTTATTTTGAAGATAATTAAAGATTATTGCAAGTTATTGATTTATAATAGTGTTTATTTTAGTTTACCCTCTAAAAGCTCCATATCAATCTGCTTCATATAGATTATTTTAGCAAAATACCTAACATCGTTTTGATTGTAATCATCTGACATAATCAAGGCAATCTCCTTCATGATTGACTTGTTGATGGTGGCATCACTTTTATTGGAAGCTTCAGCCTTTCTCCTGAATAAATCAGTCTTAATCATTTCTTTGGCTTCTGCTAAGTGCTTGACTGCTCCGTTTGTGATGTCAATATAGCCATTCTTGGCCAAGTAATCGTAAATAACTGGCAATGATGCATCGTGTAGGTTATTGCTTCTCAAGGTGGGTATAATCGTGTTTTTGAATATCTCATCCTTAGCACTCTCGGTCAAGTCAGGAAGTTCATCCTTTGGATTAAACTTTGCCTTATCGTAAGTTTTCTTATAATCTGACTTTAAGTAGAATTGAATCCATGAATGGATCGTGGCTACATTCAATCCAAAAAACTCGCATAGCTTCTTCCTTGCTCCTAAATTTACTATGTTTAACAGCTCGGTAAAGTCTAAGTTCTTATACTGCTGGCAGTCATCAGCCATCGTTTCAGTAATGAATAATATATCATCCTGTGTGCAGTTTTTGTCACCTGTAATCTGAAATGCTTTTGCTATTTCAATCATAAATTGTTTTTTATTGTATTCCATCTTGTTCTCTTTCGTTAAGTGTTTGTAATGCTGATTGTAAAACTGATAAGTTCTTGCTTAGTCTGCTTTCCTGCTTTGGTTCTGCCTGTTTAAATTTATCTGATTTGTTCCAGGTGGCCAATCTCCTTTTTATATCAAAAAACTTTTGAGCTTCCATTCTAAACTTCAATCCATCCTTACTATTTTCGGTCCAATAGTTGTAAAAGTCTCTCAATGTATCTTTGCCATATTCATCTAAGAAAGGGATGAGCTTGTCTCTAAATTGGAGCTTTCGGTTATCAACATCATTTTTGCCGACCGGAAAGACTGTATTTTCTTTTTTAACTTCTAAGGATTGATTATTATCTTCTAAATCGTGAGGGTGTAAAAATTCGATAGAATTTTGAAAAACATTATCTTTCTCTTTATTATTATCTTTATTATTATCATTATCATTATCCTTATCTTTATAGCTAGGATTCTGCTTTAGCACAGCTCTAGCATTGCTAGACTTCTGCTTACCACCTATTGAGCCTGCTTTTTGCTTACTCTGTCTAGCTTTCGACAATAAATCAAACTGCATATTTAAGAATGTAATCTCTATTTCATCAGTTTTTTTATTAAATTTCAAAATAGATAATTCAATCAATTCATCAACTAAATTTTCATATCCACGAAACTTTTTGCACAATAAAGTGCGTGAAAGACAGCAATCCTGTAGCCAATAATAGCCACATATTGACATAAATACACCTTGAAGCTCATAGCTTTCTAGTGAAATTTTACCGTTCTGCCACTCTTGGACAGTAAATCTGAAGTATGGAAGTTCCTTTGCCATTGGTTGTTATTTAAAAAGTTTGCCCCAAATTCGAGGATAGCCACAACCACGAGGCGTTTCAGTCAAAAATGGGGCATAATATTTTGTCATATGTGGTTGTAATTTACTATGCAAAAATAATCAATTTATCTGAATTAGCAAATTTAATTTAGCAATTCTCATGGAAATCGTTGAAGTCGCTGAATCCAATGGATTGCTTGATTTGTTCTATCTTGAAGTCTAAATGTGCATTTTCTTTGCTAAATTTATTAATGGCAGTTGCAATGCTTTGTAATGAGTTATAGCCATAAGCATCTTTCATATCTCTAACATAAGCACCATGTTTTGTTAAATATTGCTTTGTAAAGTTGCTATAAGTAAAAGATATCACATATTTAGCAGGCTTGATGACATTAAGTAGGTCTCCCATTGTCTTGTCATTGTTGCTGGAAAGCTCATCTTTGATTTGTCTGATAAGTATCTTGACATTTTGCTCCCTATCAGCTGAAAGCACTCCATCTATGTGGGTTAATATCTGATCTAATTTTTTAACGATTGACATTTTATTGATTTTATGATTAATAATTGATAAGTCCCATTTGTCTTTTTGCTTCCAGCACTCTCGCCAGGTGGTCATAGTGTGTTCGAGGTCTGCTGATATAGTCAAGCTCATGAATAATAGCTTTGTGAGTAGCTTTAAATCGTTCATTTAGGCTTCTGCTTGCCTTAGGTGGTAAGTAGTTAGTTTTCATTCGTTCAGTAGATTCAGGTGGATTGATAAATGTAATGTAATTCATGATGTATTTATTTAGTGTTTATTAATTATAAAGCAAAGATAAAACAATAAAGATTGATATTCAAAATATATTTTGAAGATAATTAAATCAATGTTGTAACTGATTGATAATTAAAGCAATAAAATGAGTTAAAAATTAATTTTGATACTAAATATAAATAAACTATCTTTGATAAATGAAATTCCATTGTGAATTAATTAAGATCATCACATCAGACTATTCAGCTTTTTGCAGGGTATATAGCTTTAACGACTTAGGAAGCATAAGACAAGTGATGAGCTTCAAGGTATCGGCATTCGATAGTGAGAAGTCCAAGATAGTGGCACAAGGGATTGAATTTGCTGTATGTGAGATAAAAGAAAATAAGCTATTTATAAGAAACTTATTTGAATCGGAAGTGATTATAAAGTTAGACTCTGCCAGGACCACATCATTCAACAGCCATTTATCAGAGGAGAAGGATGTAAGAGCAAAGACAAGCATCTTGATAAAGGGAACATTGGATGCAGGTCAAGAGTTTATCATCAACATAGAGAATCGAAAATTAAAAGGAATTATTAAATAAACGAAAAAACAAACAAACGATGTCAGAAAAAGTATTTGCAAAAGGATTATATGCTAAAGCCAAGAATGAAAAAGCTCCAGCATTTGTGAAAGGTAGCCTATCAATCAAAGTAGAAGATTTTATCACGTTCCTCAATGAGCATAAGAACGATGCAGGGTATGTGAATTTGGACCTATTAGAGAACAAAACTGATCCAAGCAAGTGGAGTGCTACACTCAACGATTTTAAGCCTGATGCTACCAAAAAAGATGATAATTATCCATTTTAAATAATATACAATGCCTTTAAAATTAGGGTACAGCGATAAAACGATCGCCAAGAACATCAAGACTGAATTAAAAAGTAATAAGCCACAAGCTCAAGCAGTAGCCATTGCATTAAGTGTAGCAGCGAAAGCAAAAAAGAAAGCAGGTAAGAAGTAATTTAAAAGAAAAAACAAATGAATCATTACTTAATATTTTTAGATTTAGGTGGTAATAAGGTCCAATTTGAAGTAAAGGCAGACAATGAGCTTCATGCCAAAAAAATAATCAAGCAATCATTAAAGTTTGACAAGATACTCAAATGTGAAGCTGGCACATTGCAACGATTTGCTGAAATGAAAAACAAACAGGATGCAGAAACCGAATAACCACATAGCACATGACTGCTTCATCTCAATAAGCAATTTAATATTAGCGACTCGCAAGTATGGAGAGCCACAACAAGTCAATGCACATCAAGATAAGATTGATTTAGTGTTTAATTGTGAAACCACTTTAAAGCTATTCAAGGACAAGTATGCTGAAATCATAAATAACATCAATGAGTAATGACCAGAGAAGAAATATTATCAATAGAGGGAGTAAAGGAACATTTTAAAGGTGGCGATATTTTTACATTTGGAGATATTCAATTTTTATTAATGACAAATAGAACAGTTACATCTATTGTTAAAAATTACGAACAAATAGACCTAAAACCTATCTCCGACATAGAAATACTTAAACAATTTTTAAACTTTTTTGATTATTAATGGGTAAGGCAAGATTAACAGATGAGTCTTTTAAGGATTTATTGTTTAAGGAGTTGAATAGTGGTAATACACAAGCACATCTTAAAACAAACTTTTATACACTTTTACAAACTAATTGGTCTTTAGACAAGACAAGGTCATTAAAATTACATGATTCTTACTATCCTTTATGGACTCAGTTACAAGATAAAGCTACTAATGAGCAATCCATAGCAAATACAATAGCACTCGTTAAATCGACTAATATCACTAAAGAAAGCCTACTGCTCGAATTAGAAGAAGTTAAGGAGTTGGCAAAAGTACCTGATAATGCTGGTCGAATAAACACTCAAGCAGTCATCAAGGCTATTGAGGTCCAAGCCAAGATGCTCGGATTGAATGAAGCACAGAAGCAGGAGCTTATCATCAATAAAGGATTCTACTTTGATTTAGAAAAGGATGGAGAATGAGAAACCAAAAATACCTCGTAAGTTTTATTCAAAAGCATTCATACCTGTATTAGAAAGCAAACAGAGATATCTTGTTTGTTATGGGAGCAGAGGAAGCTCCAAGACTTTCCACATCATCCTCAAGCTATTAATAGAATCATTTGCACCTAAGCACAGGGCAATTTATTATTGCAGAAAGAATCACGAGACAATACGTTCAACTACATTTAAAGACATCTGCTTTGCCATCAAGATGTTTGGAATGAAGCATTATTTTGAGTATTCAGAAGTAGCCAATTCATCAATGGTATTCACTAATAAGATAACAGGACATAAGATAATGCCTTATGGATTAGTAGAAGCTGAAAAGACTAAGGGGATAAGTCAAGCTACTCATGTGTTCGTTGATGAGATAACCGAATGTTCTAAAGAATCTATTGATATGATTGACTCAGTTCTAAGGACTCCACAAGCCGAATACCTACAATTCATCTGTGCCTTTAATCCAGTTGATGAGAATAACTTTATACGGTCCTATTTCTTTAGTCCTGATGATATCAGCAAGCCGAGAGCTGATTATGGAGATGACCTACTCATCCATCACTCTACCTTAAATGACAATGAGTACATTGATAAGGAAGCCTATGAGATAAGTTTAAGAAGGAAGTATGAGCATAATCAAAACCTATTAGACATCAATCTATATGGTAAATGGGGTAGAGCTGAGGTTGATAAGCCTTACATCACTAACTTTGACAAGAATAAACACGTTGGCAATTTTGACTTTGATAAGTCGGATATCTTACTATCATTTGACTTTAACGTAGATCCAATGACTTGTGTGGCATCGCAGATTAGAGCTGGAGTAGTTTACTTTATTGAGGAGTATCGGCTAAGGAATAGCGACATATGGCAGTTATGTGCTGAGATAAGGAGCAAGCTTCCAAAGTCAAACTATGTGATAGTAACAGGAGACAGCACAGGTAAGAATCGCCAAGCCATCAGTAGAGGTGGGTTGAATTATTATCATGTAATAAAAGATGAGTTAAATTTACATGACAGGGCATTCACTATACCAGGAATGAATCACTCCAATCATAATAGTAGAGAGATAATGAACAGAGCCTTCCATTTTAACAAGTGCTTTATCAATGAATCAATGCCTTATCTAATCAAGGACCTTACCTATTGTGAAGCAGATATGCATGGTAATCTAATCAAAAAGAGTAGTGGCGAGGGTAAGGAGTTGTCGCATTTATTAGACGCTTTCAAATATAGCTTAGTAAATATTTATCGGACTAAGTTAGATTTATAGTGTAATTCAATAATTTATGAATAACTTTGTATGAGTTACAATTCATTAAGTCAATCTGACAACACTAATGTCTAATTAATCATGCAATGAAGTCAAAATTTAGTCATTTAGACCAACAAATTAGGGACTTAATTATAGCCAATCCATCCTTTCACGACTCATATACCAAGTTATCCAAGATACTTTTAAACACAGAAGATAGTTCCGATGATAATCTTGATATAAATGCCTTGAAGATTTATATCATGAGGAATAAAAAGAGGATATTAGACTTGCATGAGGGCATCTTGAATGCTTGCGAGCTTACAGATGTGCCATTGACATCGGCTAAAAACATATGGATTAAGACTAAGCCAACAGATACTACTCCAGGAGTGAGTGCCTTTGTTGTGAATCCTGACTTTGTGCCTAATGAGATAGTAAAGGTAAGTGAGCTTAAAGCAGACTTGATTAAGGACCTACAAGCATTCATCCCTAAGTTCCCAAAATTAAAAAGAATAGTTGATAAGAATAGCTACTTACTTGTATTAGATCCTGCAGACATTCACATTGGCAAGTTATGTACAGCATTCGAGACTGGCGAAGATTACAACAATCAGATAGCAGTCAAGAGAGCATTGGAAGGAGTTGATGGCATATTGCAAAAGGTATCATCCTTTGCCATTGATAAGATTTTATTTATCGGTGGTAATGATATTCTCCATGTGGATAATCCAAAGAGAATGACTACATCAGGCACTCCACAAGATACTGATGGGATGTGGTATGATAACTTTCTAATTGCTAAACAGCTTTATATTGATATACTTTTAAAGTTGGTAACGGTAGCTGATGTTCACTTCACTTTCAATCCAAGCAATCACGATTATACTAATGGTTTCTTTTTAGCAGATGTTATAAAGACTTACTTTAAGGACTGCAAGAACATCACATTTGATTGTTCAATAGCACATCGGAAGGGATTTAAGTATTACAATAACTTGATAGGCACTACACATGGCGATGGTGCTAAGTTAGCTGACTTACCTTTATTGATGGCTCAGGAGTTCAGTCAAGAATGGGCATCTACTAAGCACAGATACGTTTATACACATCATGTTCATCATAAGACTGCTAAGGACTTTATCGGCATAACTGTTGAGAGCTTGAGGAGTCCATCAGGCACAGATAGCTGGCATCATCGAAATGGCTATTTAAGTATCAAGGCTATTGAGGGGTTTTTGCATTGCAAACATAATGGGCAGATAGCTCGAATCACTAATATTTTTTAATCATGTCAGAAAAAGAAGCACCAATTATAGATGATGAGGATGATGATGACTTGGACTTTGAGGTTGAGTTTACCACTCGTGAGGAATACTTTACTTCCTGCTCTACTCTTATTCAGATAGCCGACATGATTAATCCAATGACATCTGAGGAAAGTATTTTAAAAAAGAATATACTAAGGCGATGCTATAAGATTATTGATGTGATGTCTGCTGAGATGTATGATGAGCTGTTTGAAGATAGAGAGGAGCTTGAATCTTAATACTAAATGGTATAATACTATTTGGTATAAAATTACTATATTTCAATTCATAAAATAATATAATGGCAACAGAAAATATAATATTTAAGGTACTTTTTGACACAACTGATGCTACTAAGCAAGTCGCTTCATTGGATGGAGTAATGGAGAATGCCACCAAGCAAGTTGATGAGTTCACTAAGAATGTCAAGGGTGGTGCTGAAGGATTGAGTAACCTGGCGAAAGCAAAAAAGACATTTAACGACATCTCAATAGCTGAATCCACCAATGAGATTAAGGAGCTTAGTTCTGAATTGTCAAATGCTACTGCTAAAGAAAAGGACTTTGGCAAGGCAGGAAAAGAGACTGTTGATGCTTATAAGAAAGGTAAGATTGACCAAGTTCAAGCTACTAAACAGCTTGGAGATGCTATTGATAAAGGAGTGGTTGCTACTCAAAAGATGGCTGTTGAGACTGAGAAGATGGCAGGTAAAATGAAGTCTTATAAGGCACAGATATCTGAATTAAAAGCTATCTTACCTACATTAAGTGGAGAAGAATATGTACAAGCTCAAGCAAAGTTAGCTAACTTGACTGATGCAATGGGTGATCAACAAGCACAGATTAAGTTACTCGCATCCGATACAAGAGCTTTAGATACTACCATGCAAGGACTTCAATTAGGAGTCGGAGTATTCGCTGGACTTCAAGGAGCAAGTGCATTATTTGGAGAGCAAAGTGCAGATGTAGAGAAAGCATTATTAAAGGTCAATGGAGCAATGGCTGTGCTTCAATCTTTACAAGCAATTCAAAATACATTAGATGCTGAGAGTGGATTTG